CCGTCGTGTTGCCGCTATTGGCCGCGGCTGCCAGTACGTCGACGACACGGCCCGCCTCCGCCGCTTCGAGCCGGAACCCGGTCAGTACGTTCGACGCGATGTCAGCGGCCCGTCCAAGGTCGAGCGCGCCGGCCTGAGCGAGCACGAGGGTATCTGCTGTGGCTGCCAGCACCTCGTCCACATCGAACCCGGCCCGAGCCAGGAACGACATGCCCTCGGCTGCCTGCGTCGCGCTGAAGCGCGTCGTCGCACCGAGGTCGCGCGCCTTCGCCTCAAGCTCGACGAACTGGCTCGACGTGGCCTGCGTAATGGCACGAACGGTCGACATCTCTTGCGAGAAGTCGGCGAGGGTACGAACCGCCTCGCGCAGCAACAACGCACCGCCGAGCGCACCAAGACTCTGCCTCAAGAACGCGACGCTCGAAGACGCGCCCTTCGACGCGGCACCCATCCTCTTGATGTCGCGTTCGACGACGCGCGTGCCGTCCGCTCGGAACCTGATTGTGACGTTCTCTTGGACCACTATCGAGCCAAGTACTTCTGCCGCTTCAAGTAGGCGATCGCTTCGCGAGCGGCTTCTTGTGAGAAGAGACGCGGTGCCTGCCTACTCGTGCCCTGGTCGAGGAACACGATGTAGAAGACCGCATTTGAAATGAACATGTCCCGTCCGACCTTGAACGCGAAGATCTCCCGCTCGTTCCGGGCCAGCGTCGTATTGCCCTCCTTGTCCGGCGTCTCTTGGGGCGTCAGGTTCGGACTCCCATGTGACACGACCCAACCACCTCGAGCAATTCCGACATCGACCGGGGTCCCGAACACCAAGACTTGATCCGCAATGATCGCGGCGCCACGCATCGCCTTCTCGACGTTGCGGACGCCGCGCTTGCCGATCTCGTCGAGACGTTGACCAAGGGACTCGAACGATGTCCCTTTGCCGGACCCGACGAATCGACCAGTTGTCGGATCTCTCTCAGCGACCACCGATCGCTCCCTTCTTCGGAGGCGGGTTCTTCCTGTCCCACCACGCCATGAACTCGAGATCGAGCGCACGGACGAAGTAGACCAGGTCGTCGAACTGCTCGTAGTCGAAGCCGTGGAACTGAGCGTATCTGGCGCAGCTCGACCACGGTATGGGTAGCGCACCTCCGAACGCCGCCGGCCTATCGGTCGTCAGGTCCGCATAGGCGTAGTAGTAAAGCTCCAGACCCTCGAACAGGTCAGGAGCGTTCTCGATCCTTCCAGGCAACCGCGGGATGAGCCCTCGCATTACATCGCTCGCTGCACTCCTCTCTTCATCGACAGAGAAGTCGAGACGGTACGCGAGGACTTCCCTCAGTTTTTTGCCTCTTCCTCCCGCAGCGATTCCTTGAACAGAGTCGGCTTGCCAACCTGATCACGCACGTCGTCGAACAGACCCGGCAGAATCCTGAAGAACTCGATCGTCTTTGCCGGCTTGCCCTTGAGCGAAACCATTGTCCCGTCTTTGCCGCGCAACTCGCCGTCGAGCACAACGGTCTCGGCGAAGATCTTGTAGAGGTCTTCGCGCGCCTGTTCCTCCGTGATCATGTCGAGATCGATGCGCCGCTTGTGCTTGCGGTAGTAATGCTCCATCCGCTTATTGTAGCGTTTGTTCGCACCACCCGCTCGAGCGCAAAGCAGCCAACCAGCCGCGCCGTAATTCAGCTCCAGACCTTCCGTCTCAGCCTTCTCGTCCGTACCGAACATGTCGAAGATGTTCTCGGGCGCATCCGCGTCCGACGTGGGCTCTTCGACCGGTGTCGTCTCAGCTTCGTTCGTGGACATCGAAACTCCTTGTTTCTCCGCTCTGCGGAGGGGTTGCGAAAGGGGAGAGCCGGTTGGGGGTCGACCCTCCCCTCGAACGAGGAAATTACGCAGCGGCCGCGTCGGGCAAGTAGTCGAACCACTGCATGTGCAACGTGTAGTCGAGCGTCGTCGCGATCTTCGCGGCCGTCGCAGCGTCCATGCTGAGAGGCAGCGTGATCGGAGCGTCCTGCTCGACGTTCGGGCGACCGTCACCGAGCGAGATCAGAGGCAGGTCGATGATGATGCCCGCGTTCTGCTTCACGATGACCATGTCGAGCGTGACGTCGTCGTTGTTCTGCACGCTCTGCGTGGCCAGGTTGTCCGAGAAGTACGCGGTCATGCTGCCGCCGACCTGGAACGTTCCGGCAGTCACCTCGAACGCGCCGAGCACACCGATCGCCTTGTTGGGTGTCAGGTTGTTGTTGATGTTGAGGCCGATCTCCTGGACGCGAGCGAAGAGCGGCGTGGGTGCCTCGTTCGTGTCGGAGACCAACGAGAGACGAATCCGCTTGAAATCGGAGCTGGTGTTGAACGCATCCGCTTCCTCGAGCGCGAGCTTCGTCGCATTCGCGTCGTCGCTCTTGATCGTTGCCGCGGCCAGGATCTGCTCAGAGTCGATCGCGATGAACGAGATGTCCGCATTGATCTTGTCAGCAGTGCCGATCGTGGTAGCGAACTCGCTCGGCACCGCACCGACCAAGTACTCGGCCTGGATCTGAGCCGGCGACGCGTCGTCCGGCGCACCGAGCGTTCGCTCCAGGTTGTAGGTTCGACGCGTGATCAGCGATCCCAACTCGTTCCGCAGCACACGACCGAGGAAGATGCGGATGGTCTCGGTCGTGGACGCCTCGTCCACCAGAACCGAATCGGACTTGTCGACCGTCATGGAGTTCGCCGAGATCGATCGGATTCGCTTGAACCCGTTGTTCACGGCGCTCGTGTAGGCCTCTGCGGCGAGATCCCCACCCACGTAGATCCACTCGCCTGGGATCAGCCCCAGCTCCGTCAGCGTCTTGGCAGTCGACGTGTAGCTGGCGAGAGTGCCCGTCCCGGTCACGTCCAAGTCACCAGCCGCGAACTCGAAACCGACCACGACGAGCTTCCCGGTCGGGGAACCGTCCGTGACCAGAGTCGAACCGAGACACTCGATCGAGGTGTTGAGCGTGACCGCGGTGACGACATGGAGACCGTTATTGCCGGCATCTGCGAAACCGGTCGCCCACACCAACGACCCGACGAAGAATCCGGCCGTGGCCGCGACCGTGAAGAGATCGGTCGTGCCGGTAACCGCCGTAGGAGTCTCCTCACCCTTCCTGCGAAGGTCGGCGAAGAAGAATCCTTGCAGCAACTCCTGCAAGTTCTTCTGCGTCAGGTCGGTGTTGAGTCCGCCACTCGCATCCTTGTCGACCGTGACGCCCTTCTTGCGCTGGCGACTCGGATTGATCGGGTTTCGAGCAACGGTCGAGATCTGACCGCCGAAATCGGCGTAGGTGTTGGGCTCGAGCGGAGTCCAGTCCGTATTGGACGGAGCCGCCTCTTCCTGAGCGAGGACACCGATGGAGACTTCCTCGGCGAACCGCAGACCCGTCACGTTCGAGTCGATTTTCTGAAGTATGGTCATTTGAAGCCTCCCTTACGCGACCAGCTCGTCGTATTCGAAGCTCGCTGTCACGTTCCACATGAACAAAGGGCCGTCCTCGCCGACCGGGGTCGCGAAGACATTCCTGAACCAAACCTGCGACGCGGTCGCCTTCCCTTCGAACGCGGCCTTCGCGACAACGGCGAGCTGCTCGCCAAGCGTTACTCCTAATCCGTTCTCGAGCGGCGTGAAGATCGAGACGGTGACGGTGCCGGTCTTCGTGAACCGCACACCGATCGCCGATCCAAGACCACCCGACAAACTGGCCTGGCCACCACTCGTATTTCGCACAATGACCCGCGCGTAGGGCGCGGAACTCGGCGCTGCGAACGGCACCCCTTCCCATTGGATCGGCGGCACGGTGGTCGTGATTGCCGGCGTGTCCGTGTCCCATTTCACCTTGAACAAGGACTGAATCTCGTCGCGCGCCGTGATAAGGGTCGCGGTCATGAAACCCTCCTGCACAGCACGGTATAGAGGATCTTGTCCTCGTTCGGCGCGAGCGGCTGGACCTTCACGATCGTCCAGCGAGACAGATCCACACGAACGAGGAGGTCCTTGGTCGGATCCGGATCGCTGCTGAGGCTTGTGGCCGGCAACAGCGCGACCTGATCACCCGCCTTCATCAGCGTTTCGAACGCGCGCGTAATGTCATGATCGAACCACGCCGCATCGACCGTGGCCGTCGTCTTGGTCGGAGTTCCGGGCTTCCACGGCTGCGCTGCGTCGGCCGGCGCACCATCAGCGACGCGCACCAGACTCGATTTCTCGCCGTTCTTGGCGATCAATCGCAGTGCCAACGCCTGCGCTGAGGAGAACCGACCAACCGTCATTACATGCGCTCCAGCGTCACGCCTTCATCGACCAGTTCACGAAGCAGACCTTCCACGGCTGGGTAGCTCGGGAAACCAACGACGTGACCCAGGTCCGAGTACTTGGTCCGCTCCATGATCGGACCGACCTTCTCGGTCTTCTCCGCCACGACGCGCCCGCTCGAGTCGTAGGTCGGATTCGTAACCAGATCGGATGTCAGCGCGATGAACGCCAACTCAGCACAGGCCTGCTTCCACTCGATCGGAACACCGGCCACGACGCGCCCGTCCTGATAGAACGCGTTGACCCGTGGCCACTCCAGCGATTGCGAAGAACGAAGACGAACACCGATGATTCGGTCGCGGTAGCGTCGATCGAGATAGCTCGACCCTTGGACAATGCCTCCTCGCTTGTCTCTGCCTGCCGTTCCGGAAGGCAACGAGATGTTGCGATCCTTGAAGTAATCGGTGAAGAAATCCTCGTCGATGTACGCGTTCGCGTTCGTGAGGCCAGTGCCATCTTCGACAACGAATGCCATCGATCATTCTCCGTTCGGATCCGGCCTCGCGTTGAGAACAGCCAATGCGATCGCGTCGCCGATATTCACGTCGACGTCGCCGCCGTACACGTTGAGCACGACGAGCGGGTTCGGTTCAGGACGAAGGTTCGTCGGCGGGTTCGGCACTGACCCGTCGTACTCGACGACCTCGGTCGGCGCTGCGTAAGTGGAGACATTGCCGGCCGTGTCGAAGGCTTGGATCCAGACTCGATAGAGACCAGCAGGGATGTCGGCGAACAGATCTTTCGGTACGGCACGACACTCCCCTCCGGCACATACCGCGTTGGCGACCAGTACCTGGACGCGCTTCAACGGAGTCTGTGAAGTGTCGGTCAGGTCCGCGGTCTCAGCGGCGACGCTGAACACGTATCCGGCCAGATCCGTCAACGGCGTGCCGTCCTCGTTGAAAACAGGCGCGGTCCACGCGAACGGGGTGGTGCTGGTCACCCTGGGCGGATCCGCCTGCGCCTCGGCGCTCTTGAACAGGTCGATGCTCGGAATCGTTGCGAGTGCGAGGACGAGTGCTGCGACGAGTGGAGTTCTCATGATTTCTTGTTCTCAGTCATTTGCCTTTGAGCCTTGTAGTGCTCGCGAATCCGATGTTCGAGAGCCAACCGCAACGCACGCTTCCCCTTCGGATCTGCCCGTGCCCACTCCTTCTTCGCAAAACGCTCCATGTTCCGCGCTGCGCCGGGACCTGCATGCGCGTAGATAGAGGCGTAGCTGTGAATGACCTTCGACATCCTCCCGTTCACGGCGTTACCTCCCTGGACAGTTCGACGTAGACCGTAGCCGCTCCGGTCTCCTGCAACATGCTGATGATGTGGTTGTCGCAAGGAATCCGAACCAGCTCGCCAGCGGGCAGGTAGAAGTCGTTCCCGTCCGCGTCGGCCGTGTCCGCTTCCTTGTCCACACGTAGGTGGATCGCGTTGCCAATCGCACGGATCAGCACCAGTCCGTTCAGGGCCGGCGTCGCAACGGCCGCTGCACCGGTCGTGAACGGAGAGCCTGTCACGCTGTTCGCGACTGGCTGGACGCCGTCGACGTGCCGACCGTCGGCGCCTTGAATCGTGAGAAGATTGCTCATCGTTGTCTCCGTACAAAAACACGGGCGCGGCGATACCCGACTGAGAACCGCCGCGCCCGCATTCGATCAGTCGGCGCCTCACGTGAAGGTGCGGGCTACTGCTTGTCCTTCTCTCCGACCTTGAGCCTCTGCTTCGGCTTGGAATCGGGCTCCGAATCTGGCTTGGAGCTCTTCTCTGTGTCCACGACACGAGACCAGCCGCCGGCCTCGAATGCCGCGACCTGTGCTTCCTCGCAGGCGCAACGCTTGTCGCCCTTCGCGAGCATGACGAGCCTGGGATCGATCGTTGCATGCAGGACCTCGGCACGAGCCTGCTCCTTCTGGGCAGCGACCAACTTCCAACCGTTCTTCTCGAAAGTCTCGAGCTGATCCTGCTCGCACACGCAGCGATCATCGCCCTTCGTGATCGTGATCAGGTTCGACTTCGGCTTGACCACCAACTTGGGGGGCACGGCCTTCTTCGGAGGCGGCGGCGTTGCCGAAACCTCGTAGCCCCGCCCCTTGAAGACTTCCAGCTGATCCCTCTCGATGAGGATCTGGTCGCCTGCCTTCTCGACCAAAAGAGTTTCCATCGCGATCTCCGTCTTTTCTTGACTCGACCAGTGCCGGGCCCCTGGCAGTCAGAGGCCCGGCAAGGGTGGGTTTGATCGATCAGATGTTCAGAACGACCTGCGCTCCGAGACGACCGTCGATCATCTCCGCGCCGCACAGAAGGTCGATGGAGAGAACGTCGGACTTCAGGTCCCGGTCGTAGTCGAAGACGAGACGCAACGAGAGGCCGGTCTCCGGATCCTGCACGTACCGCGACGGAGCGGCAGTGGGCTGGGCGAGAGGAACCGCGATGAACGCGAGACAATCCGGATGGAACACCGCGCCGTGACACTGCCGCGTGTTTCCGCCGCCATCGTAGACGGTGAACGCCACACCATCGGCGACCGCCTCTCGGAGCGGCTCCTTGATCGTCAGCGTTCCGGCACTCGCGGTCGCCACGGAATCGGCGGCGATCACGGCCTTGCCGTAACCGGCGATCGTGATGATGTCGTTCTCCTTGAGCGTGCCGGCCGCGACAGCCGCGCCGTCATACACGATCGAGGTAGCGCCCGCGGCGACCGCACCGTTCGTGACCGCACTCGTCTGCGTGCCGGTCGTGAACGTGGTCGAGTCGACGTTCTGCGCCATGAACGTGTCGAAGCCGAACAGCATGTTGATGCGAGCCTGCTCCATCGCATCGGTGTCACCACGCTTGTCGACCTCGGTGAACGAGTCCACGCCGAGGATCGTCGCCTTGTAGAGGCTCGACGCGATCTGGTAGCGCGGACGGTTCGGCACCTTCAGATCGTTGAGCGTCTTCTCGACCAGCGCCATCGCGCTGATCGAAGCGGGAAGCGCGGCCGGAGCCGCCTCGGACGGACCGGCCACGTTCGGAATGGCCAGCAGCTTGCCGAGGCCGTACGCGTCGACCTTCTCACCCATCTCGACAATACGAGGGGCGAGAACCTGCTCGCTGAAGTCCTTGATCGAGAGCGTCATCTCCTTGTCGGTCACCTTGATCGACGCGTCGAAGTGCTTCTCGAGCACAACCGAGTGGGACGTCTCGGTGATGTCTCGCACGGTGATGGACGAGCCGTTGTACTCGTCGACCACACCTTGCGACCTACGCCGGAGACGGATCGTGTCGCCGACCTTCGAGCCGGCGTTGAGATCGGCCTCGTAGCGACGCGAAAAGAGAAGAGGCACTACCAGGTTGGACCGAAGCAGTGCCAACGCCTCGTTCGCGATTTCGTTGACGGTAAGAAACGCATTCGCCATTGTCGCCTCCCATAAGGCTTGTTCCGGCGGGAGGCGTTATGGCGCGACCTCCCCCGTCAGTACTTGACGCCCGTGCCTTTTCTGATGCCGAGCGGCCCGTGCCGAACAGCCATGTGTTCGGTGAAACTTAGCTTGCTCGCATCGACACGGCCATTGCCGCGACCAGGACCGACGTTTCCGCTCGCGTCCGCGCCCTGC